ACATTTAGAGCGAAGCCAAAGAATAAGCTCCGCAGACATACCAAGCACAAAAACAAACATAAGTCAACCAAACCATATAATAAACAAGGAAGATGACAAGAGAACAAATTGAAGCTGCGATGATCAAAAAGGGATTCGCTTATTTCTCAACTGGAGAATTGAATCTGAACATCATCGGTGTTCGCCAAAGTTCAACCGGTAACAAGGTGACAAACCTATTTGATGACTTTTTAACTTTGAGCTACAAACACAACGGTGTTTGGGTATTCAAAAAGTGGGCAGCGACAACTGACCCAGGAACAAAGGGCGTGAAAGAATTTCACAACGCTGCTGGTGTTGCTCGTTTGGTTGCTGGTCAATATCGTGGTTCACACGCTATCGGTTTGCATCAAGGCAAATATGAGGCGTTGAAACAAGCGAAGAATGTGAAAGTTTATCGTGATGCCAACAAGGATATGACCTATGATGAAAGCAAAATCCAAGAAGGTGTGTTCGGCATCAACATCCACAAAGCCGGTGCAGATTCTACCTATGTGGAGAATTGGAGTGAGGGATGTCAGGTGTTCAAAAAGTCAGCTGACTTTGACGAGTTTATGGTCATCGTTAAAAAAGCCGCAGCACTTCACGGGAATTCATTCACTTACACATTATTAAACTCAAACGAAATATGAAGTTTTTAGATTTTTTCAAAGGTGACAAAGGGGAAGCATCATCCAAAAGATTCGTTGGCATCATCGGTGCTTTTGTTTTGTTTGGCACTATGGCTCACAATTCTCTTAGTCCTGCTGACATTGTACCTTCTCCCGATTTGGTTAGTGCAGTAGAATTCATCGTGATTGCTTGTCTTGGATTCACATCTATTGACAAGTTCTCTAACAAAAAGGAATGATTGCTATTTAGTAGAGATGATCTTCCAAAGAATTAATTTTCACGACAATGTCCTTCCCGTTTTCAAGGAAAACAAGGCGAAGGGATATGTCACTTTCGGAGCGGACAATCTCTATCCCGAATTTCTTATAGAACTATTTAACAAAAGCCCTAAACACAATGCAATCGTTTCTTCAAAAGCTTCGTATATATCTGGAGTTGGCACTAAAGTATTTGGACAAAACACCGTTGACATCGCAAAAGCCGAAGCCAAGATCAAAGCCATCAACGGCTACGAAACCCTTGACCAAGTCAAAACCAAAATAGCGTACGACCTTGAGTTATTCAATGGTTATTGCTTGGAGATAATTTGGAACAAAGCGAAGACGGCAATTGCTGAGATTTACCACATCCCTTTCAAGAATATCCGCAAAGGACTCGAAGGTGAGTATGTGTATTGCGAGGATTGGACTGACCGCAAAGCGGAGCAAGTTCACTATCAGCCATTCAACGCAACTACAAGAGAATCAAAGTCACTTTATTATTGCCAATTCTACCGACCTGGTCAAGGCGAATATCCTTTGCCGGATTACATCGGTGCGTTGAAATATATTGAGGTTGACACCGAGATTTCAAATTACTATTTGAATAGCATCAAAAACGGATTCACGGCTCAGACCCATATTCAGCTCTTCAAGGGGCTACCAACTGGAGAAGAAGCGAGGGCAACAGCAAGACGATTCAGAGAAACTTATCAAGGAACTGACAATGCAGGTGGACTTATCATCCAGTACAACGACCCACAAGAGAAAGAATCGGTGATCAGCAACTTGCAACCATCGGACTTTGACAAGCAATTTGATTTGCTGAATAAGACCGTACAACAAGAGATATTCGTTGCACACAAGGTCAACTCTCCGATGTTGTTTGGAGTGCGTGTAGAGGGTCAATTAGGTGGTCGTAGCGAGATGATTGAAGCGTATGAGATGTTCCAACAGTCATACATAGAACCACGCCAACAAAAGATTGATGATACTTTGACTTACTTGTTTGAGTTCATCAGTCCAGTTCGCTTGGAAACAATCAACAAACCACCAATCGGATTGGATTATCAGGCGTTATTTACTGCCGGTTTGATTTCAAACGAAGAAGCTCGTGCAGAATTAGGACTTCCACAAATTTCAAATGTAAAAGTGCAGTCATCATTGAACGATGCCATCAACGCATTGTCACCTTTGGTTGCAAACAATGTCTTGTCAAATATGACCATCAACGAGAAGCGTCAATTGGCTGGACTTGATCCGATAGTTGGCGGTGATTTGTTGGAATCTTCATCAGCACCCGTTGCCTTGTCCAAACAAAATCCTTTTGGATGGGATGATGAGCGTGACTTGGCGGTGTTTATGGAATACGGAGAACCAGCGGAAAACTTTGAAGCAATGAAGTTTGACTTCGCATCTGCGATTGAATCAGCCATCTTGAATGTGCTGAAAGAAAACAAAGGACTTCAGATAGGTGATATCGTAAACATCACCAAACTTGACCCACAAGTCGTAGTTGATACCATTGCAAAATTGAATGATGCCAAGTTGATCAAGGGATACAATCAAGGTCTTGAGGTAACATCAAAAGGATTGGAAGAAATCAGTCAGTTACAAACCGAAATTGTGGTTCGTTACAAGTACGCAGTAGCACCAGGAATATCAGGTGGAATGATTATACCCGGTTCTCGTGATTTCTGCCGTCAAATAGACCGATCCAATCGTGTTTATTCTCGTGCGGATATTGATGCGATGTCGGCACAAACAGGAATTGATGTTTGGAGCAGACGAGGTGGATGGTATCACGACCCCGTGAGAGATGTCAATGTGCCACAATGCAGACACATTTGGCAACAACAATTATTAAGGAGAATTAAGAAATGACGAACTTTGTATATTTCATATCAACGAGTTATTTGAAGTCGAACACGCCTTTGAATGAGAATGTTGACGATAAGTTGCTGAAGTCAGCAATCAAAGAAGCTCAAGAAATCTATATCCGGGATGTCATCGGTTCAGGTATTTACAACGAGTTGCAAGTACAGGCATTTGCAGGAACTCTAACCAACTTAAACACAACCCTTTTGGATTCATACATTGCACCTTGTTTGAGATACTACACTTTGACTGAGGCAATGTTGCCAATGACATTCAAGCTGATGAACAAGTCGGTTGCATCTCGTGAATCTGACAATGCTCGTGCAGTATCGGTGGAAGAGATGACATTGATTGAAGGCAGATATCGTGACAAAGCCGAATACTATGCAAACCGTTTGCGTGATTACTTGCGTACCAACACCAACGATTATCCGTTATTCTTGAATCCAGGCAATACCTTTGACACCATCAGACCAAAGAACACCGCATTCAGCGGAGGCATTTATCTACCTACAAATTATGACGATTGTTTTTGGGGATACGACTTCCCCCACGAGGACAAATAAGTGGCAGAAGAACAACGAAGCCAAACTTCTCAAATTCCTAAAGAATGACCCTAAACCAAATCATCACAAAAATCCAAGAAGCAGCCGAAAGCCATAAGATGGTCGGTCACTTTGGTGTAGGTCAGCAGTCCAATCTCACGGTTGAGAATGTTGAGTACTATCCGCTTGTTTGGTTGTATCCTGATGGCTTCAATTTGCAGTCAGCCGGGAAGTTAATGACCTACAACTTTGCTTTGCTTGTGATGGATCGTGTTTTTGAATCTGAATCCAACACAATTGAGGTTCTTTCGGATACGGCTCAGATTATGGCTGACATATTTGCGTTGGTAGAAAACAACAATCAATCAGATGGTGACTTTGAATTAAGCATCAACGGGAATGCCACTCCTTTCTACGATGCGAAAACTGATATACTTGCTGGATATGCAATCAACTTCCAAATCCTCACTCCTTATTTGGCTAATAGTTGCGTTGTTCCTGTGTAGTGTGCTTTGGTCAATGTTCAACTTTGAAGAAGAACACCGACCCGTACCACCGCAGATCAATGTAGAGATGCACGAAAGAATTGTAGAGCATACCAAGATAAAAAGAATAAAGCTCATTGAAGAAATCAACCACTATGATACGATATTTCTTGATACTTTTGATGCTACATCTTCAGGGCTTGAAGGGGCAATCCGTCTCCATAGATTCTGCGACTCTACGCTCGGCAAATAGTTACTTGGTCAAAGGTGCAATCGCACGGCAGAAAGTGAGCCAGTTGATGAAGGTTGTCCAAGCGGATTCAATCATCATTGATCAGCAAGATTCCATCATCATCAAGCAGAAGTTGAACATCGGATATCTCAAGGATGAGAACAAAGTCCTTGTGACGCAAAATAAAGCCATCTCACGCACTTTAATCAGTTACAAGATGCTGAGTGTAGTCCTAACCATTTTAAGCGTTGCGATGTGGCTCAAATAGATTTATCCAAATTGCCTGATGCACTTGATACTTATTTAGGTGATGCATCCGAAGGGTCACTCCTTCAGCAAATCATTATTGATTGGTGGAACAAAAAGGTAATTCCTCCGATTTGGGCGAATCTTGATGCCAACGGAACAAATGCATCATCAAAACTCCGACAATCTTTTGCACCGGGTAACATCACCAAGTCACCGACATCCATCAACACAATTCTTGTGGCTGAGGATTATTGGGAGTTTATCGAATACGGGAGAAAGCCAACACGAGGTGGGCATATTGAAGGCACTCCGTACTTGTGGCAATCACTTGTTGAGTGGATAGAGCAAAAAGGATTGAAACCATACGAAGGTCAATCATATGACACTTATGCCAAAGCCATTGCAAGAAATATTCACCGCAGCGGAACTAAGCCACAACCATTCCTTGAGAAGGCGTTTACCGAATCAATCCAAATGGAATTGGTCAACGAATTGAATGCTCGTTTCGGGGATTTGATATTTAGTGAGGACATAAAAATATAATTAAAAGTAAAATTTATTTGCATTACTGATAAGTTTATTTTACTTTTGCTCTCGTTATGGATTACACGAAAGCAATTGAAATCATCAAACTGAAACGCAGACAAGGTCTTTATCAGATTGTCGCAAGAAAAACGGGAGTATCACTTCCAACTGTCAGAAAGTATTTAGTTGAGGGAAACATCGTTTCTCCCAAAGCCAAAGCCGTCATTGAGATTGCATTGAGGGAGGTGTCCAATGATTGAGTTGGCAATCAACGGATGGATTCTTTCCGTTCCTGGTATCGTGCAGGTAGAGAAATACATCTACACGATTGAAGCCGTTGACCATTGGTTAATCAAAAACCACATTGATGAGCTTCAAGAATATGTCAACTCACGAGAAGTGGGATTCGGTGATTGCGTGACTAAGGAATTTGATGGTATTAATTCTGAGGCATTCTTCAACAACGAAGTGGACAAGTTCACTGTGTTATTTATGCTCGGACAACAAACTAACTTTTTATAAACAAAAACTCTATGAACAAATCAGAATCAATTAAGAACATTGCCGGTGCGTTGGTAAACTTCCAAGCAACGGTGAGCAAGGTCGGAAAGGAATCAAGCAATCCTTTCTTCAAATCCAAGTACGCAAGTTTAGCGAACATACTGGATACCATCCAAAAGCCATTGAGCGAATGCGGTTTGGCAATTACACAGTTCCCTGATGGGAATGCACTCACGACATTAATCGTTCACGCTGAATCAGGCGAGTGGATGGAATCATCCTATGTGATGCCGGTTGCAAAACAAAACGATCCACAAGCAATGGGAAGTGCAATGACCTATGCACGGAGATATGCACTCGGTTCAATCCTTAATCTGAACATTGACGATGACGATGACGGAGAGAAAGCAATGGGAAGGCAGTCAGCACTCAAGAAAGAAGAACTCACACCCAAGCACAAGAGTTGGGCAAAGGCAGTTGAACACTTGCAGACAGGTGGACTGATGACCGACATCACCAGTAAGTTTGAAGTGAGCGAGGTGAATCAGAAACTTTTAATTGGCGAGAAATGAAACTTCAACTTCCAACTATACACACTAATTTGAACGAGGACGATTGGCAAGATCTAAGGCGTTCTCGCTTCACGGCATCTGAAATTCACAAACTGATGGGAACTCCGAAAAACAAATCGGAGTATCTCTCAGAAACTGCCAAGACATTTATCTTTGAGAAGGCAGCGGAATATCTGACCGGACAAAGAGCAGAGATGTATGGTCGTGCTTTAGATTGGGGAAAGGAACACGAGAAAGAGGCATTTCACTACTTCACTCAACAGACCGATGACTTTTACACATACTACGGAGCGGAAACATACACCTTCATCACCTATGGCGAATGGGGTGGATATTCACCTGATGCACTTGGCACTCACTTGGTTGAAATCAAATGTCCTTTTAATAGCGGCAACCATCTACAAAACTCATTCATCACCAACAACGAACAACTCAAATCTAAACGACCTGAATACTATTGGCAAGTTCAAATGGGTATGGTTGCAACGGAGATGACTGAGGCGTTGTTCTTATCGTACGATCCACGAATGCCCATCGGCAAGAAGCTCACGCAAACCTTGATCACTTTGGAGGATGACATCCAAGAAATCATTGACGAGAAGTTGGCTGCGGCTGGAGAACTATTTTTGTCAATTACAAAATAAATCGTTCGTTCACCAATTCAACTATAAAATAAATTTGTTATTATGAAAGTTAATTTGTTATTTTGATTTATGGATTTGATATTCTTAATCGTAATCACACCCATCACCATTGCGGTGATGTTCGTGTACTGGAAGTTGAAGCAATACTTCAATGACTTTGACAAGTTGCCTGAAGCATCACCGTATGAATTTGAAAGGGATAACTACATCCCCGAATTTGATACCTACACGAAGGCAATCTATAAACACAAATTTTATAAAGGAAAAAACAAATGACAACAATTATCATCCTCGGACTGGCATTGTTTCTCGCCATTGCCTTGTTCAAAGTCAACGCACTTTCAACAAGGGAAGAAGAACTACAAGATCAAGTGAACAAGTTGAATCGTGAGTTGTGGGATTTGCAAACGGAGAATCTGACCATCAGGTCAAAGATTGCCGAAGCAAACGACCGTGCTAAAACTTGGGAACTTCACGCCAACGATTTAATTCAAAGTAGAAAAAATGCTCAAAGCTCTGGTCGTAAAGGCATCAATTAATTTCATCATAAAGTGGCGAGTGTATTTCGCAGGAGAACTCCTCGCCACATTTGAGAACGAACAGGATGCAATTGAATACGCAAACTTTATAGATAGACAATGAACAAATATATCAAAGCAACGGTAACGGCAGTAATGATTAACCAACCGGAAACAAGGGACTGTGATTTCAAACTGATGACGGTGATCTATAAAGGTATGTGCAACGGCAATGACTTCTTCACGATGTTTGAAGCCAAGCAACTACCATCACCCGAAACCATTCGGAGAACACGAGCTCAACTTCAGGAGCATCACGAACATCTTCGTGGGCAGAACTACCAGTCACGCCAAAGATACCAAGTCAAAGTAAAAAAAGATTTGGGATATTAAACGACCATAAGGTAAAAAACAAAATGTATAACACACAAACAGCGTCAATGGTGAAGAGCAGTAACCACACGCAGAAACACACAACGGTGAACACCGTAATGAAAACTAATGACTATTCTCAATTCAAAAAAATTATCGGGAATAGAGATGTAAATCGGCTGCATTCTAAGAGATTAAAATCCAGCATTGAAAACTGCGATTTGTTATTTGCAAATCCTATTTTAGTCAACGACAAATTTGAAATAATCGATGGGCAACATCGTTATGAAATATGCGTTGAATTAAAGAAGCCAATTTATTATATTAAATGTGATGATTTAAGTTTAAAAGAAATACAAATTTTAAACGCCAATAGTAAAAATTGGAAGTCAGAAGATTATATAAATGGTTATTGTGATTTAAATATGCCTGAGTACATATGGTTGAGAAATTTTTGTTCACGATATACTTTGAGTGCTGAGATTGGTCGAATTATTTCTCTTGGTTCAAGCAACAATAGTGAATGCATAAAAAATGGCAATTTTTCTGCACCCAATAAAATGAAAGCAGAAGAGATGGCAAGTGATTTAAACAACTATTATAAGTATTATGCAGGTGCTTATCGCAGAAGATTTGTTGAGGCAGTTGTTTCTTTGGATAAAATCAAAGGGTTTAGTCACGAAAAGTTAATTACCAAATTGAAATACCAGTCAACTAAATTGGTGGATTGTACTAATAGCAAATCATATGTTGCATTGCTTGAAGAAATTTATAATTACAAAGAACGAGGTGCTAAATTAAGATTCTTTTGATTATATTTGCTGCGTTAACTGGTATGTAAGAGATGCCGAAAGTTACACCACTATTGCCCTGTTGAATTAGTTGCACTCTTACTGCACTAATTTGATGGGGCTTTTTTTATGGCTAAAGAAAAAAAATCATTTCTCATTTACTGTGATATTATTCACACCGTAGAACAATTAACTGATGAACAAGCTGGTAATTTGTTTAAGCACATTCTACGCTATGTAAACGACCAAGACCCACAAAGTGATAGTGTGATCACCAAGATTGCATTTGAACCAATTAGACAAGCATTAAAGCGAGATTTGGAAAAATACGAATCAATCAGGAAGCGTAATTCTGACAATGCTCGTATGCGATGGGATGCGACCGCATCAAGTGGCATACCAAATGATACCAAAAATGCCGATAGTGATATTGATATTGTTATTGATAGTGATAAAGATATAAAAGTAAAGAAGGATGTTTTTATCAAACCATCCATTGTTGAAATAAAAACCTATATGACTGAAATCGGAATGAATGACTTGTCACAGCAATGGTTCAATCATTATCAAGCTACTGGATGGATGATTGGTAAAAACAAAATGAAAGACTGGAGGGCATCGGTCAGAACTTGGAAAGCAAATCAAAAAAATAATACAAGTAATCAACAAATAATCCACCGAAGTAAGTTTAATTTGAAAGACTATGAACTCTGAGCAATATATACTTTCCCAACTTTTGTTTTATGACCAAACAAGAGCAATGCTTCCACGCATCAAATCGCAATGGTTTGAAGACAAGCTAAACAAACGCATCATTGAGGCAATGTTGGAGATGTACATTAACAACGACCCCATTGATGTTCTTACTTTGGGCAGATTATTCAAACGGGAAGAGATGATCTACATCGTTCGCTTGACTCAAGATGTCTACGGGATGCCAAACATCAGCAGTCACCTGCCCGAACTGGAACATAAGTACCTAAAGAAGGAATTCTTGAACAACCTTTCTTCTTTGGATTTGGCAACGGACTTAAAAGAGTTGCTCACCAATGTTCAAACGATGATAGACAACACCAAGTTTACAAGCATCAACGACCCTGTGCAGATTACACAAGTTACAAACAAAGCCGTTGATACAATCATTGAAGCCGTGAAGCGTGGTGATCAACTAACCGGCAGACCAACGGGATGGGTTGGACTGGATAGGATGTTGGGTGGATGGAATCCCGGTGATTTGGTGGTGATGGCTGCGAGACCTGGTCAAGGTAAAACGGCACTCGCTCTTACTTTGATGTGGGAGTTTGCCAAGCGTGATGGGAAAGGTTTGTTTGTATCGTTGGAGATGAGCAACGACCAAATTGCCAAACGATATTTATCATTGATCACCGACATCTCAAGCTGGAAGATTAGGAACGCCACCTTGAGAGAATACGAAGTGGATATCATCATTGACAAAGCCAACAATCAGACAGTCCAATTCTTCATTGACGATGACCCGAACTGCTCAATTATGCAAATCAAATCCAAAGCCAAGATCCACAAAGCGAAACACGGACTTGAACTTTTGGTGATTGATTACATTCAGTTGATCAAAGGGACAAAACAAAACAGGGAACAAGAAATTGCAGAAATTTCCCGAAACCTAAAATTGCTTTCTAAGGAGTTAAACATCACAGTCATAGTGTTGGCTCAGTTATCACGCAAATGTGAGGAGAGAGCGGACAAAAGACCTATGCTGAGTGATATCCGTGAGAGTGGAAGTATTGAACAAGATGCGGATGTTGTGATGTTCCCATTCCGCCCGGCTTATTATTCAGGTGAGAAGCTTGAGAAGGAAGATGCTGAATTGATTATCGCAAAGAACAGGCACGGAGAATGCCACACGATAGACACCACCTTTATTGGATCACGCACAATGTACGAAGAACGACTATGAGGCACGGTTCATTGTTTAGCGGAATAGGTGGGTTTGATTTAGCAGCCGAGTGGATGGGATGGGAAAACATCTTTCATTGCGAGTGGATGGAATTTCCACGAAAAGTATTGGACTATCACTTCCCTAATGCGGATAGTCACATTGATATATGTAAAACTGATTTCAAAAAATATGCAAACACAATTGACATTCTTACGGGAGGATTCCCTTGCCAACCATTTAGCACCGCAGGGAAAAGAAAAGGCACGGATGATGAACGCTACTTGTGGGGCGAGATGCTTAGAGCAATACAAGAAATTAAACCGAGATTCGTCATCGCTGAAAATGTCTTTGGTATCACGAACATTGATGGCGGATTGGTATTCGAGTCGGTGTGCCTTGACTTGGAAACTGAAGGGTACGAAGTTCAACCGTTTATTATTCCAGCTTGTTCCAAAAACGCACCGCACCGAAGAGACCGATGCTGGTTTATTGCTACCAACACCAAATGCAGCAGAAGGATACAAATCAGCCAAAACATACAACCCAAAAAGTCAAATGGGTTCCAGTTTATCCGCAATGTCAAGAAGCGGAATGCTTCCAACACCAAGAGTAGGAGGACAGGAAGATTACAAAACGAGGAACATAAGACAAGGTCATCAAAAAGCAATGAGTTATCTGGAAGCAAACATTCAATATCAAACTGGAACAACTTCCCATCTCAACCCCCGATTTGTAGCGGAGATGATGGGATTTCCACACAACTGGACGGAATTACCTTTCCAAAGTGGAGAGCAGAATCCATCAAAGGCTACGGCAACGCAATAGTCCCACAAATCGCGTATTCGTTATTTCAAATTATAAACGAGCTATGAACCACTATCAAGAAACCCACCTACTAAAACAAGAAGTCAGACGGCTCAAAGGAGTCATCGCAGAACTTAACCATTCACGAATCCGAGAGATTCAAAAACTCAAAGAAGAAATCATCAACCCACGATGCAAGATCAACGAGATTGATGCCGAATGGACGGAAGCGATGCGAGTGGTTGCCATCATCTATGATGTCACACCTGATGCAATCGTGGACAAGGTTAGAACTCAAAACATTATGGATGCTCGGCACTTGTTTTGCTATTTATGTAGGAAGCATCTGAAGATGACCTATCTTTCAGTCGGCAAGATTCTCAATCGGGATCACTCAACCATCATCAACTCCGTACAAGTGTACGAATCACTCATAGAATATGACCGAACAAGTAACAAATTATATGTCGAAGCTCTATCCCTATTGGGTCTGCACCTCCACGAAAGGTCTAAGCTCGTCAATCAGTATAGTCCAATCTGAGGAAGAAGCACTTCGCATCAAGAAAAAATACGAAAAAGATGGTTATATTTGCATTATTGAAAAGAAAAGTTGACAAAAGCGGATATCATATTGGAGTTATCCAAAGCCGATTGGCTGAGGAAAGCAACGAAGAACATCGCTAAGAACAACGAACTTGCCAACGAACTGTATCAATACTTTTTTTTAACCATTCTTGAGAAACCTGATGACTATGTTGAGAAGTTGCACCGAGAAGGATATCTCCAGTTTTGGGCAATCCGCACTTTATACCTTTGTATCAACGGCAACCGGCATCCCTTCGCAGAATCTCGCATATACGATCAGTATGATGTCTATGAGCTGGACTTCCCCGAAGAACCCGACCTACTATTTGAGAGAGAGCAAGAAGAACAAATTGAATCAAACCGAATTAACAAAATAAACCAGGTAACGGAAACGGCATACTTCTATGAAAGAGAACTATTCAAACTTTGGTGCAGCGGAATGTCAGCAAGAGCCATCCACCGCCAAACCGATATCTCAGTTCGTGAAGTGCTAAGAGTAATTAAACTAATGAAAGAAAGATGTACAACGAAATAATTGGAATTGCTTGTCTAAGCATCATCATCGTCAACTTCGGCAAACCAGCCGACCTACTGAAACGCTATCTCTACGGAAGCGACTATTCAAAGTGGAAACGAATGAAACCACTTGACTGTGCTTTTTGTTTGTCGTGGTGGCTTGGCTTGTCGTTTTTTATATACACCTACGGATTTGTGGGTATCTTGTACGCATCCATCGCAACCGTAATCGTTGCACTACTTGAAACAAAACTATGATAGAATTCATCCAGTCACTTCGCCCGGCATACGAGATCTACAAAAAGACACTCGTGTTCCAATTGACCCCTGAACAATCGGCACAACTTCAGAATGTACATCGTGAGATATTTGGTCGCAATGTTCCAAACTGCTCAACTTGTGTGATTGAATCGGTGTTCTCTCTTTTGATATGGGCAGACCAAAAAGCGTTGGAGTTGGCACAACTTGCCGATGATGAGCAGAAACCAAAGAGAAGAAGAAGGAATGAGCAATGAAGAAACACACAATGACATACCTAAACCATTTTGGATATGACATAAGTGACTTCATCCCTTGCGAGGTGTGTGGCAAAACTGCCATTGACATCCATCACATTGAAGCGAGAGGAATCGGAGGGAGCAAAGAGGCAGACAACATTGAAAACTTGATGGCGTTATGTCGTGAGGATCACTTGAAGTATGGTGATAAAAAACAACACAAGGAGTGGTTGAAATCCATTCACGAACAAAGATTGTCAATGGCAAAATAAATTCGGAGTTAATTCGGTAAAAATGGCAACACAAGAAACACAACCACACGGAGGAAGTTTGACAAGACCTGAGAAAGGTGAAGTCCTAAATCCGCACGGCAGACCCAAGAAGTTGATCACACAACTCAAGGAAATTGGATATCAAAAAAGCCAAGTTGAGGACACAGTCAACACGATGCTCACGATGTCACGCAAAGACCTTGAGAAGATAGATAAGGGTGAAGAGTTCACCATCCTTGAGAGAATCATTGCAGGTGCTTTGGTGAAGTCGCACGACAAAAACTCCCTATTCAACCTTGAGATGTTGCTCACGAGATCACAAGGCAAACCAAAAGAAACGATTGACCAAACAATAGAATCAAAGAACTTCACAATAACACTAAATTTAGATGAGAGCAAACTGGCGAGATGAAAACATCCTACCACCTGAAGATGAACGGCTTTGTGTGGTAAGTGATAACCAAGAAATCAAACACCTTGCCCGTTACATTGACGGTTATTGGATTGATGAATTCACAGGGAACTTTGTAGAGATGTTGTACTGGATGCCCATCCCTTTATTACCAAACGAATGAAAGTAATCCAGTCGGGACATCTCGGTGATTTGATCTATTCACTCACGGCAACCAAGCGAGTTGCGGAGTTGCACGGTGCGGTAGATTTTCACATCGGATTCCGTGAAAGGAACACCGTTGATGGTCATCCAAGCGGAGGGTATTGTATGAACTTAAACTCATACGAATACATCAAACCTTTGCTTGAGCATCAATCGTACATTAAAAGCGTTGAGATGCACTCACACCCCGACATTGATTATGACTTTGATAAGTTCAGGCGTCACGGGTTGAATCTCGCTGCTGGTGATTTGAGGCGTAATCAGTTTCTTGTGTACCCCGAATTAATGACCGACCTTCACGAACCTTGCATTCAAGCAAATGAACCTATCCCATACTTTGCGGACAAGATACTTTTGAATTTCTCATCTCGTTACCGCAACTACGACATCAACTATTTCCCACTCAAAGAACACAAGTGCGTTTTCTTTGGATACGAAGATGAGTACATTGCATTCACCGAGCGATGGCAGTTGGATTGTGAATTATTGAAATGTCAAGATGCTTTGATGTTGGCAACTATTGTCGGCAGTTGCAAGGCATTCATCGGCAATCAGTCAAGCACCTACGCAATCGCAGAACAAATGAAGGTAAAACGATTGCTTGAGATATGCGTTCACTCACCGAATGTCATCCCCATCAACAATGGCTTTGACTATGTCACCAATCAAGCGTTCAATCACTTACTAAAAACTCTATGAAATTACTGATATTAACTGACGGAATGAATGGTGTAGTTTACCACCGCTTATTCACGCCACATCTTCGGATGCAAATTGACGGACAAGCGGATGTCAGCGTTTGCCAATCACAAGAGGAATGGCTCACACTTGATTACACTCAATTTGATGTGGTTATATTCTCACGATGGCTTGGTGCAAAGCATTATGATGTGTTGAAGAAGATTGCTGATTCAGGCACTCCCTATGTCGTGGACATTGACGATTATTGGGTGCTACCAAAATACAACCCGGCATATTGGAACTATCGCAAAGGAATCAAGCAAGGCGTAAAGGATGCCATCAATTACGCTGATGCGGTGATCACCACAACTCCAGCACTCGCCAAAGAGATTCGGCAGATCAACGAGAATGTGACTGTTGTTTCCAACTGCTTGGATCTAACCCACAAACAATGGGAAGCCGAACCACAACCAAGAACCGACAAAATCAAAGTCGGATGGGTTGGTGGAGTTACACACGAGGAGGACTTGAAGCTCATTGCTGAAGAGATCAAAGGAATGGACATTGAGTTCTACATCTGCGGTTATACACCAGGAGAGATTTGGAATCGGATTGCCAATAGTATGCCCGATGCTAAGATTGTGGAAGGCACAACCGTCTTTGAATACGGTGAGGTGTACAAGCACTTTGACATCGTGGTCGCACCCTTGCAAAATACCAAGTTTAACAACTGCAAATCGGAACTGAAGATACTGGAAGCGAGTGCCTACAAAAAGCCAATCATTTGTTCTGCCGTATTGCCGTACCTGTATCACACCGCAAACAATGGGGTGCTATTTCTTCCACGCAATCAATGGAGATCAGGCATTCAGAAACTGATTGATGCCGGTAACGGAGTTCGTCAGGCAATGGGTCAAAGCAACTACGACTACTGCAACAAGCATCACAACCTTGCACTCCACAACTTGACGAGAATGTCGGTGTATCAAAGCTTATGCAAATAAACTACACACGACCATATCTAACCAATTATCAAAAAGACATCCTTGACTGCGATGCCCGTTTCACCATTACGGCTGCGAGTACCAAGACAGGCAAGACCGCATCACACATCATTTGGCTCTTTGAACAAGCACTCCAATGCAAGGATGGTCAGAGTGTGTGGTGGGTTGCTCCAGTATACCAACAAGCGGAGATTGCATTCCGAAGGATGAAGAATCAAGTCACGGACAAGAACTTCTTTATCAGCAACGAAACCAAACTATTGTTGACCCTACCAACGGGTGCAAGGATTGAATTCAAGTCAGGTGAGAAACCCGACAACCTTTATGGTGACGATGTCTATGCTGCGGTGATTGATGAGGCATCAAGGATGCGTGAGGAATCGTGGTATGCACTCCGTTCAACGCTGACCGCTACACAAGGCAAATGCAAACTCATCGGGAATGTCAAAGGCAAAAAGAACTGGTTCTATAAATTAGGGGAACGAGCAAGGCAAGGAGAAGCCGAATACAAGTATTTCAAAATTACGGCATACGATGCTGCAAGGGAAGGCATCATCTCAGAGAAAGAGATTGAACAAGCCAAGCGAGATTTACCTGATTATGTATTCCGTGAACTCTACCTTGCAGAACCAGCGGATGACAAGTCAAATCCGTTTGGCTTGGATGCAATCCGCAAATGTTACCGACCTATTTCATCAATGCCGGTTGTTGCGTGGGGTGTGGATTTGGCAAAGTATTCGGATTACACGGTAATCATCGGACTGGATGCAAACAACTGTGTTTGTTTCTGCGAAAGATTCCAAGCGGATTGGTCAGTCACTCAAGCGAGGATTGTTAAACTCATTGGGAACACACCATCGTTTGTGGATTCAACTGGTGTTGGAGATCCTATCGTTGAACAACTTCAGCGACTTTGTCAAAGGGTCAAGGGATTCAAGTTTACATCGCAAAGCAAACAACAGTTGATTGAAGGACTTGTGATGTCGGTGCAACAAACCGATGTGTTCTTTCCTGAAGAACCGATTGGCTCGGAGATGGAGAATTTTGAATTTGAGTACACAAGAACAGGTGTGCGATATACTGCACCCGTTGGACTACACGATGACTGTGTGATGGCTCTCGCACTTGCCGTTGATTGCAAAGCTCATAATAGACCAGGAACATTTTACTTCGCATAACTATGAATTGGAAAAACATAACCATCCACCAACTGCAAGAGATTCACTCTTGCCGTGATATGTCTGACCTTGAGAGGCAGATGAACATCCTTGCCATCGCTTTGAATCTTTCAATGGATGAGGTCGAATCAATGACATTGGACAAACTGACAACCGAGTTTGAGAAGTTGTCGTTCTTGAATGATCTACCAAAAGCACCGATTCAATTTATGTTCAAACTGCGTGGTCGTTATTTCCGATTAGCCAAAACGCCAAACGAGATGTGTGGACACCACTTCATTGAACTCCAGCAAGTATTCAACGGGGATGTGATTGAGTCGCTCAATAAGATTGTTGCCTTGCTTTCGGTTGAGGTGGATTTCTTTGGAAGGAACAAGAAGGTCGTTGATGCTCAAGCACACTATGAGGACAAATGTGCGTTGATGATGCACTTGCCCGTTCCACTTCCGTACACCTATGCTCTTTTTTTTTTGGAAGTTTATCCCGAATTATTGAAAAATATCCTTTGCTCTTTGAAGGAGGAGATGAAGGAGATGACCGAGCAGTTGACCAATCCCCAATAGTTTGGCTGGAGATAGTTGACAAGATTGTCAAAGGTGATCGCACCAAGTGGGATTTCATTCTTGATATGCCGTTGATTGAGTTTTTGAATTCAATGGCGTTCTACAAAGCCAAGACCAAAGAACGGCAGAAGCGTTTGGAGGATGCTGCCGGGAAAGGATTCAATCCCTACATCGTTGCTTGTTTGAATGAGATGATTTGAAACGAATGAGCCGTTTGGCTATTTTTTAGCGTGGCTCTATCAATCACCCAACAACCCGATTCGTATCATCCAGCATTCAATGACACAAACTTTGTGATCACGGAATCATCAGGTGGTATCTACACGAAAGACAATTTCAAGTTTATTGCAAATGTCAAAGTTGCAGCGACATCCGTTGCCAAGTTAAAAGCACCCATCTACTTTGGAAGTACAAACAAGGGCGTGTTCAACATTGGTCGCATAATGGAAAGTTATGTCAGCAACAATTGGTCGTTTACGGATACATCGCCAAGCGGTTGTGTGGATTCCTTCAGCGATTACGAGGTGGAGTTTGGGTATGAGTATTCCGCATCAGCAACGGGAACAATCACGGAGTATCTTGATTTGACTTCCGCAACTGGAACTGTTTGGAATGCTGCCTTGAATCCCTTTGATTTGGTCACCTACGCACAAGCTCAATATCTTGCCACATCATCAAGTGCAAAGTTCTTGACAAATGTCAGAACGAGATACATCCATCGCACTCAGAAGGATTGGTTGTATGCTTTGAAAGGTGATGCTACAAGCGTTGTTATAACTTACTCCGATGCAAGTACCCAAACATTCACATTGCCTTCGTCTAAGGTCGTGAGAATACCTGTGGGAAATCAATTGACAATACCAGGTGCAGCGACTTACTTTGATGTGGTCTTGAAACTTGGTGGAACTGCAAAGTCAGAAACCTATCGCATCAACATCAAAGACGAGTGCAGTAAATACGAAACAACGGATATCTTCTTTATGAACCGACTCGGTGGATTTGATTCCTTCCGTTTCAATATGGTGCGTAGAGATACATTTGAGGTTGCAAGAAAGCAATTCCAATCCAATCCGTACTCGCTCGGTGCGACATACGGTTATGAAACAAGTGTTCGCACACGATCAAACTATCATACAACGGCAAGTCAGAAAGTGAAACTCACATCCAATTGGATTGATGACACCGAATCCGTTTGGTTGCGTGATCTGATTGAATCACCGGTTGTGTATATGTATGACGGTACTTTGTATGCGGTCAACATTGACAATGCAACCTACGAGCAAAAGAAGGGTGTTCAAGACAAGTTGTTCAACCTTGAACTTGATGTTACCTTGTCATTCGCTGACAAATCGCAACGACTATGATCAGGTTATTAGTTAACAACTCACCGGTTGACCTATCGGACAACTTTGACATTCTCATCTCCAAGTCAATCGCTGACATCAAGTCACCTGAAACAAGGTCAAGTGAGTGGACAAAGACGGTTGTCATTCCTGGTACTCGTGCGAACAACAAGTTATTTGGTCACATCTTTGAGGTTGAACAAACCATTCAAGGAACTACGCAGTTTGCACCCGATTTCAATCCAAATAAGAAAGCGGATGTAGTGGTGTTACTTGACGAGATTGAGCAGTTGCGTGGATTCATCAGGTTGATTCAAATCAATGTGCTGGATTCAACGGACATCCAATATGAATGTTCACTACACGGACAAACGGCTGATCTATTCACGACCATCGCAGACCGAAAATTGAATGTATTAGAATTTAGCGAGTACAATCACTCCTTGTCTTCAGGCAACATCTTTGATTCGTGGGATACAAGCATTGTCAAGAACGGAAGCTCACAGGCTTTTGCTTATGGTGAGGGGTATGTGTATTCAATGATTGACAAAGGTCATGTCAGAAGTATTGCATATTGGCAGTACAACGAACTCACACCTTGTCTTTATGCCAAGACCATCATTGACAAAATTTTCACAAGTGCTGGGTATTCATACACCAACGATTCCTTCTTTAATACTGACCGATTCAAGAGGTTGATTGTGCCACCACCAAACGGATTGATTGCATCGTCTACGCAATTGACAAGCCGATTGTTTTTGGCAAGTCGATTGACAACCTCGCAATCATTGCCTTTGGGAACTACGCTGATATTCAACAACGATACAAGCGGTGGTGCTTTTGACAATGGTGCGAACTACAACCCCACTACTGGTGCTTATACTGTCCCCGTTGGTGGTAATTATTCTTTCTTCTTGGGATTGGGTATGACCTTGACACTTGATCCTTCATACCGCCCAGTATCTCAAGCGGAGATAGACATCAACATTGGGATGTATGTTGATGGAGTTTTGCAATCAACAAAGTACATTTCAGTTGATCCAACGGCAATGCCATCTTCGTTGGACTACGGGTTTACAAATGTTGCACTTTCCACCAGCGATGTTGTGACTTTTAAGTTAGCACAAGTATACGATTGGGCTGATCAGTACACATTGACAAATGCGGATTTCACATTAAATCTAACTGTCGGTTCAACGATTCAGAATGACATTACCGCTTACACCTTCCAGTATGGGGAAACCGTTGATTTCGGAATCTTCTTTAATACGGAAGTTAAGCAGAGCGAGATGCTGATGTCGTTTGTCAAGATGTTCAACTTATATATTGAGCCAAGCCAAGATCAACCAAAGGTTCTGAGGATTGTTCCCCGTGATGATTTCTACAATGGGGTGAATGTGGATTGGACAAAGAAGTTGGACTACTCACAACCCGTTGAGATTATTCCAATGGGTGAGTTAGATGCGAATCCTTATGTCTTTACTTACAAACAAGGAAAGGATGATGGAAATGTAAGCTACCAGGAGAACTATCAAACCACCTACGGACAAAGAACCTATCAGGTAGACAACGATTTTGTCAAAAGTGAAAAGAAAATTGAGATTGTTTTTGTACCTACGCAAATCAGGAACTACGACATTGGACAAAAGAA